CGCATCGTCTTTATTTCCTGAATACTACACTAACAATAACGAGGATATATATCCAGATAAGGATGCACTCTTTAACGGTTGGGTGTTTTAATCATGGGATATAAAAAAAAGAAGACTAAGGTTAAAACAACCTACAAGCCTAAAAAAGAAAACGAAATAAAGTTAAATAGTTATATTATAAAGGAAAAGATTTAAATGGCAAATTCGATAGGTTGGGGTAAGATTTACTGCTTTACAGAGTTCGGAAACGAAGATTTCACTGTAGCAGAGGCGATTCCTCATTTTTCATCTCCTGATTGCTTTTTAGATTCTTTACAGGGAGGACAAACAGAAACATTGGCACTAACAATAGATGACAACCAATTATACAGTGTAGATTCTATGGATTTAAGTGCTGACTTAACATTAGTAACATTATTCGAATAAAAAAAATAAATTATGGCTTCACAAAATTTAAACGTATCAACAGCTAACAGCGGACAAGGAGATAAGCTCAGGGATGCTTTTGTAAAAGTTAGACAAATGTTCGCTGAAATGTATGGCATAACATACAGCTCAGACACACAAAATTTAAGTGGCACAACTTTTAAGGTTGATGCAGACAGAGTAGAACTGACCAATACTGCTAATTCTGGTACAGATGGACATGTATTAACCTATGACGATGCAACTGGAGGATTCACCTTAGAAGAAAAATTCGATGGGGATATAACCAGTATTGCAGCAGGGGATGGTCTTACTGGGATAAATGAGAATACTGGTGCTGCTACTTTAAATGTAGTAGGTGGTGATGGTATAACTTCAACTGCTAATGAAATTGAGGTAACTGTAGATGGTTCTACAGTAGAACTTTCTGCAACTGATGGTACTGGAGCAATTAGAGTTAAAGATGATGGTGTAGACCATCAACAATTACATCCAAGTTATACAGAACTATCACCTCTAGGGACAGGAAGTGCTTTTGCTTTAAATTTTGATTCGGCAGCAACTTTCACAGCTACGATGGATAATAATTCAACATTTACATTGTCAAATGCTCAACAGGGACAGGTAATAGATTTGGTAGTAAGTGGTAATTATACCGTAACTTTTGCGGAAACAGGCTCTACCTTTAACAAGGTGGGTAGCACAAACTACGATGGCTCAAAGAATAATATAATCCAGATAATGTGTACTGATGATACAGCAGGAGCCAAAGTATATCACTTTGCAGTAGGAACTTATACATCTTCAACAACAGCATAATTATGAAAGCAAGAGTAAAAAACGGACAAGTACAGGTATACAAAACATTACCTTCTACATACACTAAGTCAGATGGAAGTGTAATACTAAACTTTAGAAAGGCATCTACAGAAGTGTTAGAATCGGCAGGATTCTACGATGTCGTAAAACCAAGCTATGACCCACAAACCCAAACTAAAGGAGGTTTATATTTTGATGAGTCTAATTCAGTAGTAACTTATGATGTTACTGACATAGACTTTAGTCAGGAGTTTGATGTTATCGGAGAAGATGGAGAGCCAACAGGCGAAAAAGAAAAAAGGTATAAGATAGCCGACATCAAGGCGAGTAAAATCTCAGAGATAAAATCTAAAGCAGGTAGTTTGTTACAACCCACCGATTGGCAAATTATAAGAAAAGCAGAGAGGGATATTGCTATTAGTTCGGATGTTGCAACAGAAAGAGCAGGAATACTTACAGAAGCCGATAGGTTAGAAGCTGAGGTAAATGCTAAGAAGTCTTACAAGACTGCATTGCAATACAACGTACAATTTTTTCCTTCATCTGACGAAATAGAATAATATGAGTTTCAATAAGAAGTTTTTTACAACAGGAGGTATAGTAGCTTCATCTGGTGATGCGGCTTGTAGTACTGATTCGGTACAAGCATTTGGTGCAGATAATGCATTCAGTAGCAACATAGCTTTATATCAGCTTGATGGTAATGATGATGATACCACAGGTAATTATAATGGTACAATTGATACTGGTGTAACTTACTCGGCTACAGGTGCAAAGTTTGGACAGGCTGCCAATTTTAATGGTAGTAGTGCTATTGTATTGCCAAATACTATTTTATCTTCAGACTGTTCAATATCTACTTGGTTTAATTTAAATAGTAGCGGCACCACAGATACCCTTTTTGAATTTGACCACGAAAATAGGATTTTATTTAGACCACAATCAGGTAGTTATTCAGCTTATATAGGAAATAGCGGTTATTTTGACCACGGACTTTCTTTTTCTACTGGTCAGTGGTATCATTTAGTAATTACTTTTAGTGCAGGTAATCCTTTTAAAATTTATGTAGATGGTGTGTTATCTTCATATACAAGTGGAAACACAAGTGTTTATTCGTTAAATCATGATAATATTTTAGGTGCGGCAAATCCTTCAGGAGGGGCTGGATTAAATGGAAAAATAGACCAAGTAAGAATCTTTGACAAAGCTATAAGTGCAGAAGATGTAGCAACGCTTTACGCTGAAACAGAATCAACCGCATCCAATACCAATCCATTAAGCGAAGGTGCAGGTGTAGCTTTATATTCTTTGGACTACGATGCTTCGGAAGCAAGTGGATATTACGATGGCACACCTACCAACGTTGAGTTCGGAGTAGGAGGCAAGATAAACTATGGCGCAAGGTTTAATGCGACCAGTAGTAACATAAATATTGGGGGTAATGTAGTTAATAGTCTGACTAAATTATCGGTTTCTATGTGGGTGTATTGGGATGGCACAACTAATTCAAATGATGATTATTTTATTGCATTAGGAAAAGCAAGTTCAGGAAAAATATTTTCTGCTGATATAACAAATAGTACAGGAATAATTGGCTTTTATGATGGGGCATCTGTTTTAAATTCTACAGGTGCGGTATCAGCAAACACTTGGACACATATTGTTCTTACTGCTGATGCTACTGTTTTAAAAATGTATTTAAATGGTAGTTTAGATTCTACCCATACAATTTCATCATTAAATTTTGATAGTAGTGGGAACGCAGGATTTATTGGCTCTTGGATAACAGGAACTGATTATGAATTTGATGGCTCAATAGACCAAGTGAGGCTATTCTCTAAAGCGTTAAATTCAACAGAAGTCAGTACCCTTTACGCAGAAACCGCTTGTGTATATGATTCCACCACAGGCGATAACTATTTTCCTTTAGCAGATGGTAGTAGTGATGCAGTCGCTTATTATAAATTAGACAATTCAGCAGAGGATTCTGTAGGTACTAACGATGGTACTGAATATAATATAGAATACAGGTTTGGTCGCTTTGGACAAGCTGCGGTGTTTAATGGGAGTAATAGTGGTATATTTATTTCTTCAACAGGAACAAGCGTTACAGACTATGACCAAGATTTTTCTATCTCTTTTTGGTTTAATTTTATCAGTTTAAATGCAAGTTATTCATATAATGTTTTATTTACAGGTGGGGGCACAAAAAATATACAATTTTTAATTGATACCACAAATGGTGCAAGATTTCAATTATATAATGGCACTATTTATTATGTAGATACAGGGGCCGTAAGTGCAGGTAATTGGTATCACGTTGTGGCCACAAGGAGCAAAACTAATGGATTAGAAATATATTTAAACGGAATCTCTAAAGATACGAATTCATTTACAGGCAATAGTTCTGCTGTTAATTATAAAGATTCAATTGGCTCGTATTGGGATGGGACAAGAAATTCTTTCAATGGTTCAATAGACCAAGTAAGAATATTTTCTTCAGTGTTAAGTGCTTCTCAAATAACTGCTCTTTACAACGAAAAACCTGAAGTAGATACATCTAACTTTAAGGCGGTGTTGTATGAGGGGAATGGGGATACTTCTAATGACACCTACATTTCAAACGTTGGTATTGATTTAGAAACTAATGGTGGATTAGTGTGGGTTAAAGCAAGAACCAATTACAACCACCTACTAATGGATTCTGTAAGAGGTACTGACTCATTAACCTCCAATGACACGACTACTGAAAGTGCTAATTACAATAGATTTAAAAGCTACGAGGCTAATGGATTTATGATTAGAGCCAATAATGCTGCAGATTTGTACAAGATTAACAGGACAGGCAACGCTTATGTTTCGTGGGTATTTAAGGGCGGCGGAGAGGCAGTCAATATCGGAGTAAATACAATTACAGGCTCTACTCCTTCTATTGCATCAGATGTTAGTGCGAATACTGATGCAGGGTTTAGTATTGTAAAATATACAGGTAATTCAACAAGTGGTGCAACAGTTGGACACGGACTTTCATCTACTCCTGAAATAATAATAGTAAAAAATTTAGATGCTAATTCTACAAATTGGATAGTTAAGATTCCTTCAGTTATGCCTAATGACGAAGATTATCTATATTTAAATGAGACAAACGAAGTTCAAACCGCAGGCTCAACAACCTTTATAAGAACCGTAAATTCAAGCATTTTTACTTTGGGAGGTAGCAGTCAGACAAATTCTACAGATGATTTTATTGCCTACTGTTGGCATTCAGTTGCAGGATATAGTAAGATAGGTACTTATGAAGGAAACGGAAATACAGATGGCCCAACAATATATACAACTGATAATGGTGCATCAGATGGCAGTAATGGTTTTGAGCCATCTTGGTTAATGATTAAACAAACAAGTGGTACAAGTCAATGGCTTATAGTGGATAACACACGAAACCCATCTAATCCAGTAAATGCAAGGTTAAGGGCAGATAAAAATAATGCCGAAAGCACTTCGTATAATATTCTTAATTTTTTATCTAATGGCTTTAAAATAATTACTGCCGATAACGACCAAAACACAGACGAAGAAACCTACTTATATATGGCATTTAAATAATGGACGATTTGAAGATATTTGGCGTGTATGGTTTAAACATAGGTGCATTTGCAGTTAGTGTATCGGAAGTGAATCCTTTAATGCAATTTTTCGTGTTAACTGCAACCCTTACGTTTACGGTTATTCAGATAATAAAAGCCCTGAAAAAATAATGTACAACAGCATAAAACCTACCCAGAGCCAAATTGAAGGGATTAGAATTACCAAGATAAGACAAAGATTCAAACAACTATTTAGACCATTAAGCAGATGAAAATGCCAACAAACGGAGTAGCGAAAGACATAAGACACTTTGCAGGAAGTTTACTGGTATTTTTCTTGGTTGTTTTGATATTATTATATCTATCAAAGTATCAAATACCAAGTGAGAACGCACAAATAGTAAATACCCTTATAGGTATGATTGCGGCAAGTATAGCTATGGTCATTGCAAGTATTACTGGTAGAAACCCTGATGATTTAGATGCTGCTAAGAAGAAGATAAGCAACTTGGAGATGAAGATAGAGATGCTTGTTCAGTCTAAAGATATGCTTGAGAATATGCTTATAAAAGTACAAGACGATACCATTGATAGACTACTATTAAACAAGACACTTCAACACGATGACTGCAAAAGCGGTAAGTGTAAGTGTAAAAACCAATGTAAAAATGAGTCTTAAATATTTTAAGTATGAAGAATTTGCGTCTCCAGATGTGCCTCATTCTGGTAACTATATGGATGATGATTTTCTTACAATGCTCGACAATGCTCGTGAGTTGGCAGGGATACCCTTTAAAATCAACTCAGGATATAGAACTATCGAACATAACGATAAAGTTGGAGGAAAACAGAACTCAAGCCATATTGTGGGAAAAGCAGTTGATATTTCAATACGCAATTCAAGAGAGAGATGGATTATACTTGATGCCCTTATGCAAGTTGGATTCAATAGATTCGGTTTGGCAAATACCTTCATCCATGTCGATTCAGACGATTACAAAGACGAAGACGTTATCTGGACATACTAATACAGTCGGTAGTACGCTATGGCTAAAAAGAAGTTTAAAGATACAGCAGTAGGCTCTTTCCTACTTCAAAAGATACCTAAAGTGGTAGGTGCAATAGCACAAGACACTCCTGTAGGGAACGTAATAGAAGCTATTATAGGAGGTTCTGACATGAGTAGCGAGGATAAGGACATCGCACTAGAGAAACTACGCTTAGAACGCTCTGAAATGGATGGTGTTACTCGAAGGTGGGTAGCTGATAGCAGAAGTGGGTGGTTAGCTCAAAATGTAAGACCACTAACCTTAGTATTCCTTACTATCTCTTATGTGGCAGGGTGGTACATGGGTTATCCTTTAGATTCAATAACAGGGTTACTTACTATAGTTATCGGTGGATACTTCGGTTCAAGAGGTGTAGAAAAGGTATTTGGAAACAATAAACATAAATAATGGCAAAACAACAAATATCCGTTCACTACAAAAAAAACAAAATAAAACGCAAAGGTGTTCATGCTAAATCTAAAAGCAGTGCGCTCAAGTCCTCCAAGAATTATATAAAAAAATATAGAGGACAAGGTAAAGTTTAAGGTTAATGTTATATATTTGTGATGAGTTTATATCATATACTCGTATAGTTTTTTAATGGTTTATCCTTTTGAAAGTGGTTTGGTTTTTACTGAGCCACTTTTTTTTGGCAGTTAGAGATTTAATCGTTAGATTTGTAGATAACTTAAAATTATACGTTTATGAATAGAGATAAACTAGCAAAACTCTACAAGAAGTATGAGCTTAGTTCTGATGAAATATTCAAGCATCAGCACTATATGATTATCACCAGAGCAGGTATCGACAAGATACAGGCTATAGAGGGTATCAACATCGAGTATGATGTCATTAATTCTTTACCTAACTTTTCAGTGGTTAAAGCCAATGCTAATAAAGGGGAAAAGAATATAGAAACCTTTGGTTCTGCCTTAAAGGGAGAAACCCATAGGGATGGAAACTGCAACACTTGGTACGTCATGGAAATGGCTGAGAAAAGAGCTATGAGTAGAGCTGTACTAAAGATGACAGGATTCTATGAGTTAGGAGTCTTTGGAGAAGATGAATCTGAGGATTTCAAAAGAAAGAATATTTAACCTTTATTTTATAATTATGAATAACAATTCACCAAAAAAGTACGTTGGAAACGGAAAACAAGTTGTAAATCAATCAACTGGAGAAAAGTACCGATTAGTAAACTTCTCTAT